AAGATAAACCATCAGGTCAGATGGCAGCATTTGGAAAAGAAAAGAAAAAAGAAAATCCTTATTCCCTAAAGAATAAGTTAAAGATGGTGATTAAAAGTGTTGCTGAAAAGGAAAGAGCAAAGGCGGGTGTGACAAAAGAGGATGTCATACCAGAGGCAAAGTATGAAGCAGGTGCTTCAACTTATGGTAAAGCAACAATTAGAAATAAAAGAAAGTTTGGAACATCTGGTGAAATGCCTGATATTATGACTGGAAAGAAAATTACAAAAGATGCTACAAGAGGTGAATTAATTTCTAAGAGAAGAGAAGAGCACAAGGCAAAACGTGGTGTAAAAGAAGAAGTTGGTATTGCCACTCATTCTATGATGATGAAAGATAATGCAAAGAAAGAGGCAATGCTTAGAAAGAAGGAGCAGGATGCTGTCGCAAAAAAGATGAAAAAAGAGGAGACAGTAACTTTACAGGATGCAGATGGAAATGATTTTGTAGAAGTTATTGATATTATCTCAGCAAAAAAAGTTCAATCTGATTGGAGAAGTGAACTCAGTGAAGATGATATGAAAGGTATGAGTGTCAAGTCAGGACATAAAAGACCTACAAAGAGTGGTGCTGGAATGACACAAAAAGGTGTTGAAGCATATCGTCGTAGAAATCCTGGTTCTAAATTAAAGACTGCAGTGACTACAGAACCATCTAAATTAAAGAAAGGTTCGAAGGATGCAAATCGTAGAAAGAGTTATTGTGCTCGAAGTGCAGGTCAAATGAAGAAATTTCCAAAGGCAGCAAAAGATCCAGATAGTAGATTAAGGCAAGCACGTCGTCGTTGGAATTGCTGATAAGTTATGGTTGATAATGTATATCTTGGTAATCCAAATTTAAAAAAAGCAAATACTCCTCATGAATTTACAGAGGAGCAGGTCATTGAATTTATTAAATGTAAAAATGACCCAGTTTATTTTGCAAGAAATTATATTAAAATTGTTTCTCTTGATGAGGGACTAACACAATTTCATCCATATGATTTCCAAGAAACTTTAATTAAAAGGTTTCATGAAAACCGTTTCAACATATGTAAGATGCCTCGGCAGACGGGTAAATCTACTACATCTGTATCATATCTTTTACATTATGCTGTTTTCAACGATAGTACAAACATTGGTATTCTTGCAAACAAAGCAGCAACTGCTCGTGATTTATTAGGTAGATTGCAGACTGCATATGAGAATTTACCTAAATGGATGCAACAGGGTATTATATCTTGGAATAAAGGATCACTGGAGTTAGAAAATGGATCAAAAATACTGGCAGCATCTACCTCTGCATCTGCAGTTCGAGGTATGTCTTTCAACGTTCTTTTTTTGGATGAGTTTGCCTTTGTTCCTAACCATATTGCTGACTCATTCTTTGCCTCAGTATATCCTACTATCACTTCTGGTAAAAACACCAAAGTCATAATGGTTTCAACCCCTCACGGGATGAACCATTTTTACAGATATTGGCATGATGCTGAGAGAGGTAGAAATGAATATGTTACAACGGATGTTCACTGGTCGGAAGTTCCTGGTAGAGATGATGTTTGGAAACAACAAACAATTGCCAATACATCAGAACAACAATTTAAAGTTGAGTTTGAATGTGAATTTCTTGGATCAGTTAATACTTTAATAAATCCTGCCATACTGAAAAATATGGTATATGATTCTCCAATTACAAAAAATGCAGGATTAGATATTTACGAAGAACCAATAAAAGAACATAATTATATTATTACAGTTGACGTAGCTCGTGGGTTAGGAAACGATTATTCTGCATTTATAGTTTTTGATGTCACGCAGTTCCCCTATAAAGTTGTAGGAAAATATCGAAACAATGAAGTCAAACCTATGCTGTTTCCAAATGTAATATTTGATGTTGCAAAGGGATACAATAACGCATACTTATTAGTTGAAGTTAATGATATTGGTGATCAGGTTGCAAGTATTCTCCAATTTGATCTTGAATATGAAAACCTACTTATGGCATCTATGAGGGGAAGAGCAGGTCAAGTGGTTGGACAAGGATTTTCAGGAAAGAAGACACAATTAGGTGTTAGAACAACTGCAGCAGTTAAAAAATTGGGTTGCAGTAATCTTAAAACAATGATTGAAGATAATAAATTGTTGACATGTGATTATGAAATCATATCAGAATTGACTACATTTGCACAAAAACATAATTCATTTGAAGCAGAGGAAGGATGTAATGATGATTTAGCAATGTGTTTGGTATTATTTGCATGGTTAGTTGCACAAGAATATTTTAAAGAAATGACCGATAATGATATCAGAAAAAGATTATATGAAGAACAAAGAAATCAAATTGAACAAGATATGGCACCTTTTGGATTTATAAATGATGGGTTAGATGATGAAAGTTTTGTTGATAAAGATGGAGATTTATGGCATACTGATGAATATGGTGATCGATCTTATATGTGGGATTATCGGTGATGGAATTTGACACACAAATAGAATTAGAACATTTACTATTCTCAGAGAGAAAATGTAGAGTGTGTGGCAAAGTAAAAAATTTAATTGAAGATTATTATTTGACAAGAAAACACAAAGGAACTTTACCGTCAGCATATTCTTATGAATGTAAAACTTGTACTGTAAAAAGAATTACAAAAAGAAGAAAAATTAAAATTTTAAAAGAAGATATATATCCAGACTGGTGATGTTCACGTATTGTTTCCCCGTCGTAAATACCCTTTTTCCTAAATATTTTTAGATAAATTTGAATTACAAGGAGTAAGGGATGGCCTTAAATTTAGCATCTCCAGGTATACTAATAAGAGAAGTCGATCTTACGATTGGAAGAATCGATGGGACAACAGGTAAAGTCGGTGGAATCGTTGGATCTTTTGAAAAAGGACCTGTCGGTGAACCAACTCCTATTACGGGAGAAAATGACTTGTTTGATCAGTTTGGTAAACCATACGATACAGATAAGCAATACGAAACATGGATGGTGGCATCTTCATACTTATCGTATGGAGGAAGTTTAAGTGTTATTAGAGCAGATGATACTGATCTTAAAAATGGTTATGTGGGATCTGCATCAAGTGTAAAAATCAAAAGCACTCAACACTATCAGGAATTAGGGTATCAGGAAAATACTCTTACAGATGTTACTGTTGCTGCAAAAAATCCTGGCACATGGTCGAATGGAATTAAAGTTGCCATAATTGATGGTGCAGCAGATCAAGTTCTAGGAGTTGATACAGTTGGTTTTGCTAGTACAATAGCAGTTGGTATGGGTATAACACAAGCAGTTCCTGCTAATACAGTTATATCAGGGATTGGTAGTACTAGTGTATTGGATGGTCACTTTAAAGGTATTGTTACTGCAAAGGGAACAGGAACTATTGATGTTAAATTCTTAAGTCATGTTTCTGCTGCAAATACTGAAACTGCACAAGACTTTAACAGCATTTACAAATTTGGAACTGAAGGAAACATATCAATATCTGGTAGTGGTACTACATCTGTTACTTCTGTAGTAGACTGGTTTGATCAACAAACCTATGATGTTACTACTGCTTCAGTTGGAGGAGGAACAACAATTACGACTGCTAAGTGGAATGCGGTTGCCGATAAACCAGGTACATCTGAATATGCTGCTGCTAGAGGTGGTAGATTTGATGAAGTTCATGTTTTAGTCATTGACGCAAAAGGAACTATTTCAGGAAATGCAGGAACAATTCTTGAAAAACATCTTAACTTATCAAAAGCAAAAGATGCAGAATTCTCAGTTGGATCACCATCTTACTGGAGAAAGTATCTTTACACAAACTCCGAAAACTTATTTGGTTTAAATGGTTCAATAATTGGTGTTACAACAACTGGATTTAGTGCAGACTTCACTAAGTTTGGTGATGGTGGATGGGATCAGGATGCAGAAGGAATTATTTTCAATAGTTGTGGAGCAACTAATTTAACATTAGCAGGTGGACTTAACTACGGTGGAATTAGTACAATTACAACAGCAGGTGCACTTAACTCTGGTTTAGGTGATTTGATTACAGGATACCAAACATTTGAGAATGATACAATCAATAATGTTGATTTCTTACTTATGGGTGGTGGTCATCTTGGTAAGGATAGCACAAGACAATTAGCAACAACAATGATTTCTGTTGCAGAGGTTAGACAGGATGCTGTTGCATTCATCTCACCATCAAGAGATACTATCTTATCAGATACAACAGACCAGTCAGAAGTTACTGTTAGGAGTGATGAGGATATTACCACAAATGTGATTGAGTTTTATGACACAATTACATCATCAACCTTCGGAGTATTTGACAGTGGGTACAAATACATGTATGATAGGTTTAATGAAGTGTTCCGTTATGTTCCATTGAATGGAGACATTGCGGGAACATGTGCAAGAAACGACATTAACGATTTCCCTTGGTTCTCACCAGCAGGTACAGACAGAGGAGCAATCTTAAAT